TAGAGGAATACCTTACCTTCATTCTCAGGATTTGCGGGATCGCGAATCACTAGAACGTTGGAGATGTAGGAAAGACGACGCTTTTGTTTACGAGCGATTTCCTTATTCGCTTCGATACCTGAGTTCCAAAGTTCGGAATTCAGTTCGCCGACTGGATCTGGTTTATTGATTGTGGTCAACGAGTTTTCGATATACCACTTTCCAGTTGGACCCTGGAAACCATGATCAAAGACGCGAACCCAAGGAAGTTCCTCACCAGAAGGCGCAGGAAGAAAGCGAAGAACTGCTTGACCATTACCTGCCTTATCGACAGTTGGTTTCCAGAAGCGATCGTCGTCGCCACGCTTTTCATTTGATGGGTTTGCGATTGACTCAACTGCCTTCATGAGCGAGTCGAAGTTTCCGCGATTCTTACGAAGTTCGGATAGTGAATTAATTGACATATGTATTGTCCTTATATTTGCGTTGTATATTAGTATTTGCGATTTGTATCATAATCATCGTAGTCATCTTCATCATGACTACTAGAGTATTTATACAGGTTTTTACGGTGCTTATTTGATTTATCTACACCTTTTCGTACTTCTTTTACTCGGGGTTCAGACCCGTAGTAGTCCTTACTTCTTGAGTTACTCATCTAACAGACCACTTGGCCTTTCTCCTTATTCCATAGTTGAAAGAATTTTGTTCGATCTATACGAACGAACGGACGATACTTAATTATCAAAAGATTTAAATCATTCCAGATAAAATCATTCAACAATTCAGTATTTACATTATACCTGAAATCTAGTAGTTTGTCAAGTATAATAACTGTTTCTAATGAAATTTTATTTCCCAATAACATCTTAATAATTATTGGATGTTGATTATTGACAGATACAAAAGGATCTTGTTCTGCCTTCTCTGCTTCTAAGAGTAAGCGACTAATATCGTCTGCGAACATGTAAGACAATCTATCTTGCCTACCTTTCCACTTCTCATAGATGTCATCAGAATCTGCATTAAAGATGCCGCCATTCTTATCACCTGCTGCAAAGTTTGCAACAAAGTAGTTGATAATTTCTTGACGAGCGACGAATTTCTTCGCCAGTTTCCTGAATAGGAAAACATCTCTTCTTTTTAAGAAGGCAGATTCCGATGACTTGACAGCACCTTTAGTAACGGTGATGTCATATGTTGGAGTAGTAAAGTGCAGTTTAAGTGCCATGTAGAGGCGATAAACTTCATATGCTTCCATTAAAGTGGTAATTTCCCGCCAGATTTACGCTTTAGCATATTTAGTTCTTCTGCTTCTGCTCTAATCTTTTCTTTAAGAGAAGTGGTGAGTAAAACAGCAACTGACTCCATCTCAATATCTTTTTTGACACAATAGTCAAGAAGAATATCCAAACAAGGAATATCATTCTCAAATGATTGTTTCTCTATAAATTGAGAGAACTCAGTTGCTGAATTATACTCTTTAGTAATTAAAAATTCATTGGTTACTTCAGAACCATCCATTACCATATTCAAAGTTATTATCCTGCATAAAAAATGTGATCACCGATTTTTGCAACACGCCTCAAATTCCATCTTGGATTTACATAATCCGCGTGGTAGAATAGCACGTTACGTCCAAGTATACCCTGATTTGCCCCAGAAAGCAATACTTTTTCAGCAACTTTTTTTGATTCTGAATATTGCTGGGCACTGCGTATGCTCTTGTTACCTTCGCATACCCATGAGAACTGGCAAACACGCTTAGTTCTCTGATACACGACTGCGCACACAGACTTCGGGAACTTGGGACTTTTTACGCGATTGATAGTTACTGCAGCAACCGCCAACTTACCTTGCGTTGACTGGTTTCCTGCCTCGTAGTAAATATTGTCTGCTAGACACTTCAATTCGCGATTATTTGCTAAATGTATGTTTTGGGTTTCAATTTTTCTTAGTGCGGTTTTCTTTTTTTCTTCTGCCGCATCTTCTTTAATCTCTTGGATTACTTCTACAAAGCCAAGGGAGTATTCCCTTGTATCTCTCTCGATAGCATCTTCAGCATATGAATTGATTCCATATAAACTATATACTAATACTGTAAAAATCGAAAGAAACTTGAAAAACTTCTTGTTAAAGGAAGTCATCTTATTTCCTAATACTTGTTAAACTTGAGAGGGTATTATCCAGTGACTCCCCACACTGGTTGCCCGAAGACAAAAAAACCCACTATGCATGCTTTTTCAAGTAGAGGCGTAGTGGGTCATGCAAATATTTATAAGCATAGAACCGCAGCGAAACTCGGTCTACCCGTTTAATCGAACGGTTGATAGTTTTATTCTGTTTCGAGGAAAAACTATCAAAAACCCAATGCTAGCTTAAGCAGCTAGAGCAAAGGCAACGTTATCGTTTGCATTTACATTTAGTGGGCACTTTACCCAAGCAATCAGTCTACTCTCGCCTTCAACTCGCAGTCGAATCCTAAGTACGCCCCCATCATAGACACACCGCTCATTGCCTTTATGATCACTATTACGCAATGGGTTATACTTTGTTTAAATGTGCCGTATAACTAGCACCTCACGATGTGTCTATGGTGGAGGCGAGGGGAGTTGCACCCCTGTCCTACGCAGCATTCAGTTTGTATCAACAACTGATATATTATTTATACTATACTTAACGCAGGAAGTCAAGTGTTTTATGCTTCCCAAGGAAGTTTTTTTCCTACTGAACCCCACTTACCAATGGGACAGGATGCGCGATTAAGTTTAGTTTTTGCGGGCATAAGGCAACCGCATTTCATACACAGTTTCGCCTTTAAAAACTCACACTGCCTACAAATTTCCATCCGTTGTTCGGACAGTTCACTCACTGGTATAATACCCATTTTCATAATAGTCGCGAGTGCGAAGAAGTTTCTTCACCCAGTCGTCACGCTTTTCGATGAATACCTGAGGAACATCATCTTCAACTGCGATTAGAATTACCAACCATGGAACAGGAATCCCAGTACGTTCTTCATACATGATAGCATATGCTGCCGTCTGCATGAAGTAACTCTCAATGTATGATTTTGACTTTGGTTTATTTGAAGTCTTAAAATCGATAACAGCACGTTTACCGTTATACTCAGCAATACAGTCGACGCGACCTGCCATACGCAGATGATCACTGTAAAGTGCAAGTTCCTGGCAATGAATGTTACTGATTGGATCTAAGATAGATTTGAATTTGTTGAACATCTCGACGTCGAGCATCGATGCTTTGACTTCATCAATCTTGTCGCTTACGTTTTCGTTTTTGAGATACGTTTCAGTTAGTGTGTGGATCTTAGTTCCGCGAGTTGATGCTTGTCTGGAAATCTTATCCGCTTCTTCTTCGCCAACACGCTTTCGCCAAGCAGCGATAGAGTCGCGAGAAAGAACACCAAGAACGGTGGTGGCAGAGGGATATGCAGCGCCACTGGCATTTACATAAACTCTACCACCATCTTCGCTCGTAGTTGATTGGGCAAAATCTTCATAATCATATATCGTTTCAAACATCATAAATCCATTATACTATAATTGACAGAAAAGTCAAGCCCCTAATTATGTTTTTCTTCGTATTCTAAACGAGCAAGGATATATTCCTTGACAAGTTTTGACCTAACAATATCATTCACGGAAAATTCAACCGTCTTAAATGATGGCATCATGTCAGCAATTGCGATAAACTTTTGCAACCCTGACATGTCGTTCTTTTTATTTAGGTCGGTCTGGCGGAAGTCTCCACAGAAGATAATCTTGGAGTTCTTACCGATACGAGTCATAATAGAGTTGAGTTCCATGTCAGTCATGTTCTGACATTCGTCAACGATTATGATTGAGTTATCAAGTGTGATACCACGCACGAACGAGGTGATTAGGAAATGAACGGTCTTTTGTTCCTGCATGCGCTGGAAGGGTTGGATGTGATTGAACAAGTCATCACAGATCTCAACATATGGTAAAGTATAGACCTCTGTTTTTTCCTTCTCGTCACCTGGAAGGTGTCCGATATCTCTTGATGGTACTGCTGAACGCACGACAACCACACGTTCATAGTCTGTTGTTTGATCAAGTACTTCTTCAAGTGCTTTATACATGGAAATAAAAGTTTTTCCTGTTCCTGCTACCCCATGTAGTAGCATCGCAGTGGACTGTTGGTTGTAAAGATCGAAAAAGAGTCGTTGGTTTTGTGTCTTTGGTTGAATGTGTTTTAGATCAGAATGTTTTACTTTGCACAGTTTACTCTTTTCAATTGTTACTTTTGGTTCAGAATTCGTTACAACTTGGAGGTTGTTTTTTCTTCTTGTCATAAACAGTCCTTAATCTTATCTAGAGTGAATACAAAAATGGCGACGCCACACATGGTGGAATCGCCCATTGTTACCGAGTGAGTTCGGTATCTGAAATTGGAATAGGGATTGGTTTTAAACTCATACAAGTATTTATTAAACTGCGTCGCTCCACCACTCTGGAACCGGACGATTTTTCCACTTTGCCATAGTTTTTTTCGCGCCGATATAATAGTTCCGATACGAAACAACTGAGCAAGGATCTTTGTATTCATCGGGCATAGCAGGAGTCGGTTGCGTAAAATACCCCACAGGAATATTAGCAGGTGGTTTACGTAACCAGTATACTAGGCGATCAGTCGCATGAATCTTACCATAACGGTAAGTATATTCCTGTAGGAGATCTTGCAACAAACACATCAACCAATTATAATTATTGTTAGACTGCCGAACCCAAATAGCACTAGGATGATTAATATGCGATGCCTTGTAAAGCATATTCTCCATATTATCATCGTTAAGGCGCCAACGCTTTATGCGTCGACCAGAAGATGCATCAATATACTCTTTACCATCGAGCATACGATGTGCTGTTGACAATAATTGGGCATACTCCAAAATCATTTTAACGACGTGCTTATCATTGTGATATGTAGCACAAGTTTTAACGTCGCGGTCAAGGTAAAAAATATTCATAATATATCAGTTCTCAAGTTTAAAGGGAATTTCCTCAATCGACTTACGAATGCATTCGAGATGCGCTTTCGTAGTATTAGAAATATACTCTGAATCTAGGCAAAAGTCAATAGATTTTATAACATCAACGGGATCCATTTTGATAAGACCCTCGACTGTTATACGCTCAGAAGTTTCGCCGAATGCATTGACGCAAAAGATAACAATGTTGACATCCATGTCAGTATACAGTGGTATCCGATACAACCGCTTACTGTTAACAAACTTATCGGGAAATTTAAGTATATCCGCCATGTTCTTATTTATTAAAATACCTTGACATTGTATAGACCTTGGAACATTTCGGCATCTTTTTCATTATTTACCATAGGAAATCCCTTAATGTTTAAACTAGTGTTCAGGAGCATAGGACAACCTGTTTCTTCATACCATCGTGTCAATAATTCAAACAATCCTGGATGCTGCTGCTCGTTTACAGTTTGGACGCGAGATGTGCCATCAACGTGAATGATAGCAGGGAACTTTGTAGGAAATTTACATCTTGCAGTAAACTGCATGTAAGGGGATACTTCAACTGGCATGTCAAAATACTCTGCTGCATGTTGCTCAAGGATGACGGGTGCGAATGGTCTAAACTTTTGTCTGCGCTTAATTTCATTTACTCTATCCTTAATGTCTAGTCTAGATGGATCAGCGAGAAGACTTCGGTTACCGAATGCTCTTGGACCAAACTCTGCCTTTCCACTAGCAACTCCAACTATACCCTCTTTAAGCAAAGATGTCAATAGATTTTCTACAGGATATTCGGTATCAATATTTTCACCGAGATATGGACCCTGCCAGTTTAGTTTTCTGCGGTTGTTTGCAGCAATAGCACCGAGGGAACTACCTGCATCTCCTGGGTTCGGAATAATCCAGATATTATCAAAATATTTTCGAGCAATATGATTGGCAGAGCAGTTAAGCGCGCAACCCCCTGATAATACTAGATTATTTTGGAAAGTGTCTTTCATCTTTGCGCGAACGAGCAGTTTCTCGAATTCTTCCGCATAAATCTTCTGCGCTGATGCAGCAAGATCATAGTGATCAGGATCTTCTTTTTTCATCCACCACTTGCATCCACGATGCAAATTAGTTTTCTCATACAGTTCGCGCATTTCCCAATAATACTTATCAGGATCGCCATACGCTGCCATACCCATTAAGATATACTCATCTTCGTTTGGTTTTAATCCAACTCTATCTGTTATAGCAGAATAAAATAATCCGAGAGAGTTTGGATAATCCATGCTCCACTGTTTCTTCATCTCGTTACCAGCGCACGTCCAAATTGATGCCGTGTCAAATTCGCCGATAGCATCAATTACTAATGCAGTTGCAGTATAAAAATTAGACGTGTAATAACCAGCAGCGGCATGTGACTCGTGATGGTTCGCATATTGTATTGGTGCAGTTATACCAAATGATTTTAGATACTTCTCGGCGCTAAACCTAGTCAATCCTTGTCCTGAAAGCAATCTGCGCATTGCGCGCAATCTTGGTTTCTCATACCAATGTATATTTTCTGGTCTGCCAAACTTCAGGGCTGCTTCTATGAGATCTGGATTCAGATGCTTATCATTTTTAACACCGCTATATCTCTCTGCATGAGAAGCGAAAAGAATCTCTACTCCATCAACAACAGTTAATGCAGCATCATGCGCTCCTGCAGATATACCCCATTCAATCATAGATAAATGGATCGCTCTTTCGGATCTTATTAATTTTCCGGCGTAACTTATACGCAGCATATAATTTGAGTATAAATTTTAACATAACACGGTTCTTTAAATCCATTCTCTATCTGTCAATTCTTTGATTGTTTGCACTGCATAGTTATAGTGTGGAATTTTTCCTGGATGCATTCGGTCTCGCGCAGTATTATCTCTATTTGTCATAAAAGGATTTTTCTGTGTATTATATGGTGAATGCACTCGTAACATTCGATGTGTTAGATTATCCCATGACGAAAAAAGTACTTTAATATTTCTTTCGGCAGCAATATCCAACATATAATTAATATTGAATGATAATTTTCGAAATTGATACGTATCTGGTAATTCTAGGAATAATTTTGCAATATTAGTGCGCAAATCAGGGATAGTCCAATCCGGAGATACATTATGGATAATGCCTTTATCATCAACATGAAGTTCTCTGTATATCGAAGGTAATGTTACTATTGCAAGATCAATATCCACAAACTTAGTAAAAACAGAAAAAGTTCTAGTAATTCTCTCTAAACTTGCTCCGCCAAGTCCAACATTATACGCTTTACAACCTATCATAGAACGAATATTGCTAATGAATATTTCGTGTGTTTCTAATCCCTCGCCGTATGTATAACTATCACCGAAAAAACCAATTTTAGTTTTATCACATTCAGTTAAATCCCAAGTATCTCTAAATCCATAACTATTGATATGATACTTCCAAGTATTTTCTGGCGTCAGTTTTCCCTCGTCGAACATTTTTTTTTCATAATTATTTGTGTAATTTACTTCAATCCCATCCGGATATTGTTGAATCAAATACGAACCAAATATTTTGATATCATCAAGAGTTTCAAATGAAGTTGATGCCATAGATGAGAATGTTGATTCTACATGTTTATTATAATCATACATCGTCATATTTGCCCAATGGGTCTCCAATATTGGATGAATCGGGCGTAAGGATCCACCCTTCTTCCCTTGCTATTCGCAACAAATCCTCATCATTTATATATTGCTTTGTGCTATCACCATTGATCAAATTAGTCGCATCTTTCAATTTAGTATCTGGTAGCGTTTGATACCAGTCGCGAAGAATCTCTGGAAATGTTTCAACAAGATTTTTGTTTCTGCGTTGATCATATTGACTGTAGAATGTTTTAAAATCGCGCCAGAGAGTGATTTTATTACTAGTTCTTCTATGCGGCGCTTCGACAATATCAAGATAATCGATCAATCGCTCGATACTTACCTTCTCGTAATCATTCCACAATGGACGATCTTTTGCTTGCTCGTACCATGTCGATAACTTTTCGCGACAATAATTCTTGATGTGATCAGGAAGCGCAAGAGGACTTTGGAAACTGGGGAATCTCAATAAATTCAAACTCAAAGTAGGTGTTTTAGTTTGTGTCATTTCTTTTATGGAATAGATGTCATCCATAAATTCAGTAATATCAAATAAACATAAACTGTTTATGGTCATCATGATATTAAGACCTTGAACATTACCCTCCGCGAGAATACGAATAAGATTTTTTCTCCAAATTTCGTAATTAAACCCATCGCGAATATACTCCGCATGATGTTTGGTAGATTCACAACTGGTATAGACAGAAAAACTCTTGATGTTTTTGCTCTTAGCGATCAATCTATCAATAGTTTCATCTTTAGCAATCAAGTTGGTGTTAATAGCAAATGCCATGTCGCTATCTTGTTTCTCAAACCAATCAAGCAGTCTCCATGTTTCAGGACTCATCAACGGTTCGCCGCCAGTAATTCTCAACTCTTTTAGTGTATCGGCAAGACCATTATCCCACCACTTCCAGAAAGCATCAATATATGGATTGGTTTCGTCTTTAGCAAATGGTTCGGTCCAAGAACCATCTTGCTCAAATGCACCTGCGCCATCTGATACAAGGTTCTGGTATGGTCCGTTCTGCTTAATATCTCTCGCCCATGAAGTAGAGAAACTGGCATTACAATATGAGCAAGCAAGATTACAAGTCCTATCAAATGCAATCTCAAAGGTTCGAAGAGATGAATCATCCTTCCAATCGCTGCTATATGCCTTTTGAAGATCGTCTTCGGTGTGAATAATAGATTTGAATACTCTGTCACTGACATTATCTCTGCCAATATCTTCAATCTTCCAACAGTACTCGCACTCAGATGGTCGATCGCCATCCTGCATCATCTTACGCATTGCTTTTTTATGCATGGTATTATGGATTGCAGAAGGATTGTTAGCAATCTCTTCAAGTGGAATCTTATGTGCGGGTGGGTGATGACAACTTGCCGTTGTTCCGCTACCTAACCAAGTGGTTGCATTATACCATTTTGCACCACAAAAACTTTTAGACTTACTATCTAATACTCTGTTGCGGTATTCCGATAATGTTTCTTCTGGTTTCTTGAACGAAGTCATCATTCTTTCCAATCTTCAAGTAAGTTCACATACATCGGGAATGTATTACTGAAATTCTTATTTCTTCTTATGTCATATTCATTTACAAATTTGACAAAGTCGCTGCGATATTTATCTGCTGTTGGTGTGGTTCGCAGATAGTCACAGAATCTTTTAATTTGATCCCATTCTTCAAGATATAGTCTTGCCCACTGCGATGAAGAATGATATTTCAACCAACCCTCGCAGTATTTCTCAATCTTATCTGCATACTCTATTCTGGTTTCAGTGTCGAGTAGTGTCGCCTGTAAGTATGGAGGATACCGTAAGTAGTTAACACTCAACGGAACTCTATTCTCCTCAGTGTTTTTATTGAATAGAACACGCAGATCCATGATATGCTCGACGAATTCAGCAAAAGATGGCAAACTTAGAATATTAATAGTTGTCATGATGTTAACACGGGAATTGGTTTCTCTGAGAATACGTTCTACGTTTGCATACCACTTCATGTAATTGATGCCATCACGAGCATACTCTGCTTGCGCGAAAGTGCTCTCTGCGCTAGTATAAATTTGAATGTCTTTGACTTTACCCTCGAGAGAGTTAATCATATCAATCAACTTGTCGACCAACTGATCAGGAATACCCAAGTTTGTATTGATACCAAGTTCTATGTCAGCAGGTGGATTTTGTTTTATAAATTCCATCGTCTCCCAGAAATCTTTACTCATAGTGGGTTCACCACCAGTCATTCGGAAGACTTTCAGATTCTTTATTGCATCTGGAAACCACTCTTTAAATGCTTCTGAGTATGGATTATGTTCACTATTTTTATATGGGAATCTTCCGACTTGCTTCAACCATTCTAGATTGGTTGTTCCGAATTGCGTGGGATATGGACCATTCTGTTTAACATCATCCATCCACTTACTGGAAATTTCAGGAGAACAATATGCACAGGCAAAATTACAGGCGTTAGAAAATGATACTTCAAGATATGTTGGATACACATTGGCATCCCATGGTGTATGCGCTATCTCACCGATTTGATCATATGACCACCACTCTGCAGTCTTGTAATGTCTATCCGAAAAATACTCTGTATTGAGATCCTCGATTTTCCAACAATATTCGCACTCAGATGGACGCTCGCCCTCGAGCATCTTTTTACGTTGCAGTTTTTTAAACGAACTGTTGTGCAACGCATTAACATCGGTTGCAAGTTCTTCTAATGGAATTTTATGTGGAGATGGATGGTGACATGAATGGTTGTAACCATTCTGCAGATACAGGGTTGTTTGCAACCATTTTGCTGCACAGAAAGAAGGACTTATTGCATTGATAACATCACGTTTCCTGCCAAGTTCTTCTATTCGATCTTCATTCCGTATCATTTATAACCAACTGCCATGTATCTATAGAAATGTCCGCACTTCAACATACCAGCGTATACTGGTTCTTTGATATTGTTGATGCTCAAGAATTCCTCTAGATTACTAGCAAGACGAACATGCTCATGATTTTCTAGATTATTTCCTTGGACGATATATTTAGTCGAACTAGGAATAGAGTTCCACCATGCATCATAAACTTCTTGTGTCACATGCTCAGTGCTGGTATTGATCACTAGATCCGGATGTGCATGATTGAGCGGCATACCATTTTGCATGTCGTGCTGACGAAATGTAATATCGTGATAGCACTCATCGATAGCAGCAAATACCTTTTTACATTCAGGATCTGCGTCAGTGGTTAGAATTCTGGCATCAGGAAACTTATGTGCAATAAACTGCGCAAGAACTCCATACCATCCGCCGAAAATTACGATAGATCTATCCATGTGAGTTACATGTTCGAGTAACCACTTTTTGCTATCGATCTGACTGTCCCAAAAGTTCTCCGAGAATCTATATGCATTATCTGGATTATTACGGATATATTGCATCCAAAGCATTACAACATCAAAATTAACCACGTCTCATTTTCGCAATCTCTAAAATTTGTTCATCATTGATAACAGGAACAGCATTGCTCTTATGTAGAACGCTGATGCCCTTGATTAGTGTGCCCGTATAGACCTGTTCTTTACGAGTATAGTTTACGCCGATACCAGCACCAGAAGGATACTTCTGCCGATGGTCACTGACTTCATATTTAGGGAGAGGTGTGCCACGCAATTTAGGATTATACTTACCTTGACGATAGGCGACATACTCTTCGAATGTCTTGGTCTTGCTGCCGATTCGCTTCATCTGCTTGTTGTATTCCACCCAATCCTGGGAATATCGTGCCGCGACACCCTTGTTAGAAGTCTTGCGCTTCTTGGTGTTAGTGGTGGTGTAGGCATGTGACATAAGTTGCATAGACATAACAAAATCCTTTTCAAACTCAACATACTCTTATACCTTATCGAAAGGAAAATGTCAAGCTAAAAATAAGGCTTGACATTTTTTAAATTATGGAGTAGGGTGGTTAATCAATAGGAGAAGAAATGATGAATATTTTTTATGAAACTGGTAACGCGAAAAATAGCGATTTTAATCCGTTCACAATCCTGAAAATGAATCCTAATAGTGCTTGGGCGAATCATTCATATAATCATTTTGTTCTGTGTCACATCTTCCGCAATTCGCCTGATCCTCGAGAGAAAATTCAAGCCGGAAAAGAAATTGAAATCGCTGAACGAAAAATGACTTTCTGGGAACGCCATCGTGAGTTTGATCGTGAGTCTGCCGAATATTATAGAAAAAAATATTACCGAATGTAATTTGAAGCTTGACTTTTCCCTGAATCTAGGGTATAGTGAATAATATTATGGAGGGTTTGATGGTTATCGATATTACTCGACGCGAAGAAGAATTGCTAGAACTACTCGGCGTTTCGTGGAACGGATGGCAGTATGAACAGCAAAATTTTGCTGAAATTAATTTTGAGTTGGAAGCGAATGGTGTTCCGACGTATAAATCTTTCGAGGAATACCTCGAAGGTCGTCTTAAATATAAGCAAAGGATTGCAGCATAATGGTTAGTATTACGACTGAGGTCGAAGTTTACATGGACGACTTTGATGATCAAGATCTGATCGAAGAACTCGCAGATCGAGGTTACTATGTTAGCAAGTCAAGCAGCGACATTCCTGTCGCACAGAGTCTTTATGATGCTTGGGTCTACAAGACTGGCAATTTTGAAGATCTATTTCGGCAATTTTGCCAACATACAATCGGGAGAAGTTTTTAATGTCTACATCAATTCACGACCAGGAACTCGACGCGCACTTCGGTCGAGTTGAGAGCGATCTCTATTCGCTGAAGGAAGAACCAACCTCAGATACTGTGTATTTTGATTTTAGTGAACCAAATACAACTTTACTTACTTGGAAGTTGCACGATAAACTCCATCGAAGTTAACAGGAGGTTCGCCCTCCATGCGCTCGCGCATCATGTCATAGTAATTTACCAACTCTCCTCGCCAGCAGTCTTTTAGATCGCTGGCGATTTTTTTGGCATCTTCCCAATTACCTGCGCGATACAATTTTAAGAATTTCTCATGCAACATTTCACCAGTAACATCGCTGAATGGTAGAACAGTATAAATTGAAACTGGTTTGGTCTTACCCTTGACTGCAAGCAGGTCGAGTTCTACTACTTGGTATACAGTCCCAACCAATTGGGCAGTTTGTGGTCCGACGACGAGTTTGACTCCATAAGGTTTGGATTGACCTTCGAGGCGAGCAGCCAGATTAACCCCATCGCCCAAGCAAGTATAATCAAAACGCTGGTCGCTGCCCATATTACCAACAACCACAGTGGCAGTGTTAATACCAAGACCCATACCGAAAGCTGGAATGCCTTCTGCTTTAACTTCTTCATTGAATGTCTCCAGATCCTTTAACATATCTAATGCGGTACGAACAGCATTTT